TGGAACGCAAAAAACGCTATTGCAAATACCTTACCTAAATACGATGCAGACTCTTCTGACCCTGTATATGGAGAAGGCAAAGCTCACCATGGTTTTATAGCCCAAGAAGTTAAAACAGTTATTGACGCACATTCAGACGTAGCAAACGGACATAATATTTGGGTAGAAGACCCTGATGGAACACAACAAGTGGCACCTTCAGCCTTGATACCTATGCTTGTAAAATCTATACAAGAACTTTCTACACACATCGATGCCTTACAATCTGAAATTAACTTACTTAAAGGAGAATAAATAATGGCAATAGGATATACATGGGATTGTAAAACAGTTGATGTTTACCCAAATCACGACAGTCATTCAGACGTTGTTTACAACGTACACTGGAAACTAAACGCAGAAAGCGATCAAACACATGAAGTTAATGGAGAAGATGTACATTACACAGCTTCTGTTTATGGTACTTACAGCGTTAATGCAGATGATATATCTAACTTTGTACCATTTGCTGATCTTACTAACGATTTAGTAAGTGGTTGGGTGATAGACGGAATAGGCGAAGATGAAGTTGCAAGCATGAAAGAGAGCTTAGACAATGACATTGATGGCCAAATCAATCCAACAAGCGTAACAAAAACACTAGAAGGTTAATAATGCCTTTACTACCAGTCACCCCTCCCGCTGGAGTAGTCACCAATGGAACAGACTACGCCAATAAAGGGCGTTGGACTGATAGTAATTTAGTGCGTTTTCAAAATGGTTTTCTACGACCTATTGGTGGTTGGGAAAAGATAAGAAATACAACTTTAACTGGAACGCCAACAGGAATGTTTGCGTACATTACTAATTCTGGTAAAAAAGTTTTAGCGGTTGGCACAAGACAAAAGATTTATGTCAACCATGACGGAACTTGGTATGACATTACACCTTCTGGTTTTGTTTCTGATGAATCAACTGACCCACTTGGCTACGGTGCATATAACTATAATGTCGAAGATTACGGTGATGCTAGAAGTCAATCTGGATTATTCTTTGATTCTAAATCATGGTCATTTGATAACTTTGGCGAAGACTTACTTTTCTGTTGTGCAAGTGATGGCAAGATTTATAAATGGTCGCCTTCTGCACCATCAACCATAGGCGCACAGCTAACCAATTCTCCAACAGGATGTTCTGGTGTTCTCGTCACTAATGAACGTCATGTCATAGCCCTGGGTGCTGGTGGTGATCCTAGAAAAGTACAATGGTCATCAAGAGAGGCAAGTACAACCTGGACAGCTGCATCAACGAATACAGCTGGTGATTTACAAATACCAACAGGCGGTACAATATTAAGTGGTGTTAAGTGGCAAACAGATGTCATCATCTTTACTGATACAGGTATAGCAAGACTTTACTATACTGGTTCTCCTTTTATATACGGTATTCAAGATGCTGGTACTAACTGTAAAACTGCATCACCAAGAACTGTTGTAAGTTCTGGAAACTTTTTAGCATGGATGGGTGAAAACTCTTTCTTTGTATTTGATGGTTCAGTTAAAGAAATTAAATGTGATGTGCATGACCATGTATTTGATAACATCAAATATCAATATAGACGTATTGCTTGTGGTGGACATAACTCAAACTTTAATGAAATATGGTGGTTCTACCCAGTAGGTGCATCACAAAATCCAAATAAATATGTCATTTGGAATTATGTTGATAATGTTTGGTCAATCGGTGAAATGGATAGAGGATGTTGGGTCGACCAAGGTGTCTTTGATTATCCTATCGCCTGTGATTCACTTGGTAATGTTTATCAACACGACAGCACTACATTAAATAATTCAGAGAATTTAGGTGCAGCAGTACCCTACGCACAATCAGGGCCTATCGAAATAGGTAACGGTGATAACTATGTGCAGTGTAATCAGATACTACCCGATGAAGAAGCAAATACATTACCTGGTGTTGTTATAAGTTTTACAGGAAGATTTACACCACTCGGAGCAGAAACAGATTTTGGTAACTTTACTTTTAATAGTGATGGTTATACCGATGCAAGATTTACAGCCAGACAAGTTCGTATGAAAGTAACTGGCGATACTGACCAGATGTTTCAGGTTGGTAATATACGATTAGATTTAAGAAACAGAGGTCGTAGATAGTGGCAAGAAAAACACTAACACGACCAGGTGAAGATTACGATAAAAACTATCTTAACTATTTAATATCAGAGATAGAATATCAAACAGGTATGACTTTCAACAAAGGTGAAAGAATACAAATAAATGGTGGCGATGCTACCGAATTAGTATTGGTAAGTCCAAATGGAACAAAATATAAAGTTAGTGTCGCAGACAACGGAACACTCTCCACCTCCACAACAGTCTAAAGAAGACTGGGAAGTAGAGTTTGAAAGGTTAGAGCATCATATTCTTCGTGCATTAAAGCACCAAGATATGTATAATTTAACTGATATTAAAGAAAAAATAGGCCAAGGAATATTTCATATATGGCCTGGTAAGAACTCTGTAATGATAACAGAGTTTGTAGAATACCCCAGAGTAAAGGTAATGAATTTATTATTCTGTGCTGGGGACTACAGAGAGCTAGAAGCAATGTTGCCTAGCTTTGAACAATTTGCAAAACATTTTGGATGCAAAAGAATTTATGGTGGTGGTCGTAAAGGATGGCTACGAAAAATAAAACATCTTGGCTTTGACCAAGAATATCTGGTTAGAAAAGAATTATGAGTAAAGGAAGCACAGTATCGAATACAGCAATGGATCCCCAACAAATGGCAATGTACCAAGACTTATATAATAGGTCTAAGAGCATAGCCAACCAACCTTTTGTTCCTTATACAGGCGCAAGAGTAGCAGGATTTAATCCAGACCAACTTTCAACTTTTGATGCAACAAGGGGTTTATTTAATCAAAGCCAACAATTCAATCCTCAAGCTGGTTTAGCTAATTTATCTAACAGAGCTAGAATAACACCTAGCGCGACACCTTTTAGGGGTTCAGCAACAGACATTAACAGGTCTAATATAAGAGATGTAAGACCTCAATCATTATTAAGTACAGATTTAAGTGCATATCAAAATCCGTTTCAATCACAAGTTATCGATAACACTATTGGTGATTTAAACAGAGCAAGACAAATGCAAATACAAAGCGACCAAGATGCGGCAATCGGCAGTGGTGCATTTGGTGGTTCACGTTCAGCTATATTAGAGGCAGAAACAAATAGAAACTTTGCAGATTCAGTTGCTAAAGCATCTGGTAATTTACGTTCACAAGGATTTGACAGAGCAACATCATTAGCTGGTCAAGATATAGGAAGACAGACTGATGCAGATAGATATATGTCTGGAATTGACCAGGCAGTAGAATTAGGCAATGCTGGTTATGGTAATCAGTTTGGCATGGCTAATATGGATGCAATAAACAGAGCAAGATTTTTGCAACCACAAATGGAAATGCAAAACAGACAGTTCCAACAAAGTTTATTAAACGACCAAGTACAAAATCAATATCAAAACTTAGGTCTACTTGGTAATCAAGGAAGATCAGCACAGGCTCTATCACAAGCTGGAATGGATGCTGGATACGAACAGTTCCAAAGAGCTATTAATTATGGCCCACAACAACTTGGTTTATTGGCTCAAGGTCTTGGCGGACTACCTGCTAATTCCACCACAACACAGTCAAGAGAAACTGGTACAGGAGATATATTGGGAACAGCAGCACAAATAGCGGGTATGTACTTTTTGGGACAATCCGATGAAAGGTTAAAAGAAAATATTAAACCTATTGGTAAGTCTGAAAACGGACACAATGTATATACATGGGACTGGAACGACAAGGCTAAAGAGCTTGGAGTAAATGATCCAACAACAGGTGTTCTAGCACAAGAAGTTATGAAGTATATGCCTGAAGCGGTTACTAAACACGCTAATGGTTATTACATGGTTAATTACGGAGTTTTATAATGGCTTATGATTTTACAAATCCCTTTGGCATGGTTCAATCACAACCAAGTCTTAATTTACCAACTGGTTTAATATCAACAACACCACAACAAAAACTTAATCCTATGGCTGGTGGTAAAAACGAGACACTCGCACTAATGCTCAATGCTTTAGGTGGTGCTTTGCGTGGTGATGAGGACTTTATTCAAAATACTTTGCAATTACAACAAATGCAAGAAGGTAGAAGGAAAGCAGCTGAGAAGAAAGCAGACATAGAGGCCTACTTAAATACACCAGAAGGTTCTAAGTACAGACCAGCATACGAATTAAAAGAAAAACTTGGTATTGATTTACCAGCTGCAAAAGACAGAAGAATAGTAAAAGGTGCTGATGGTTTTAATTATTATATGGATGGAACAAGAGTATTACCTGGAGTTAAAACAAGTCCTGAAAAAGAAAAAATAAAAACAATTAAAGGTGCTGATGGATTTAATTATTACATGGACGGTACAAGAGTATTACCAAATGTAATTGGAAACGAAAACAAATCTGATAGAAAATATGAAAAAGCTGCCGATGGTTTTTATCGTTACATTGATGATGGAAAAAAAGTATTTGGTGATGTTGAGGTAGTTGACCCAAACTTTATTAAACCTACTGAAGATAATCCAATGGGATTAAGTAAAAAAGAAATATTTGATAGATCAGATAAATTAAGTGACGATTTTAGAGCTGGTTCTAAAGACTTTATTGTTTCAAGAGATTCAATGAAAAGAATACTTGACGCAGCAAACGACCCATCACCTTTTGGTGACTTATCAATTATATTTAGTGCTATGAAAGTCCTCGACCCCAACTCTGTTGTTAGAGAAAGTGAATTTAAAACAGTGGCAGATGCAGCACCTTTGTTAGTTAGATTAGGATTTAGTAGAGATAAAGTAGAAGCAATGACAGCTGGTAATAAATTAACAGATGCACAGAGAGCTGATGTTGTTGGAACTGTTTTAAAATTCTATAATTCTGCGACAAGTTCACAAAATGAATTACAAAATTTTTATGCCACAAGAGCAACTCAATCAGGATTAAAACCTGAAGATGTTATCTTTGATTATGGTGCAACTGTTGTTCCTAAGATTGAAGATTTTAATTTTATTCTAAATTTGCAAAAAATGTCAAAAGATCAATTAAAACAATTAGATAGAAGTGAATTTACAGAAAAACAAAAAGAGCTATTTTTAAAAGAACTCAAGAAACTTAATTAATAATGTCTGAAATAGATAAAAAAATAGAAGAAGAATTAAATAAACTTTCTAACTCGACTGCACCAACTACAGATGTTGGCATGGCTAGTGGTATAGCTAGAAGTGGTTTACAAGGACTTACTTTTGGTTTTTCTGATGAAATAGGAGCTGGTGTAGGTGCAGCATTTGATAGCGTATTTTCAGACCAATCATTCAATGATGCTTTTGATAAAAGAGTTGAAGATTCAAGAAGTAAATTAAAATCATTTAGTAAAGCAAACCCAAAGACAGCTTT